TCAGCGTGCGAGCTTGTCGTTAAGCATCAGCACCTGTTCGCCATTCATTTCTTCAATCCACGCACCGTAGACTTCATAAACCATTTGCGCGTTTTCATGCCCCATCTGGCTGGCTATGAAAGACGGATTAGCGCCGGCAGATAAAAGCCAGCAGGCAAAAGTATGCCGCGTATGGTACGGATTCCGGCGGCGAATACCAGCACGTTTTACAGCTGCGTTAAATCTGGAGCCGATACTCGATAAAGAGTAGTAGGCCTTCTGTATGCCCTTGCGCATCCTGGGCATGAAAACAAACCGCAGGTTCTGATATTCCATCGCACCATACTCTCGGTGATGAAACACAATCTCGGTTTTGGGCTGTAACGAAGTCAGCTTACGCTGTGCCTTCAAGGCCTCTAGTGCTGGCTCTAAAAGCGTGATAACGCGATCACCTGCATCGGTTTTTGGTGGGACGAACATTCCTAGCGCATTAAGGTTGCGCTGTATATGAGCCGTACCTTTTTCCCAGTCGATATCTTCCCAGGCAAGAGCTGCAAGCTCTCCATGACGGACACCAGTATAAACTGCGAACGTCCACATATTGAGGCTTTGGCCACGCTCGGATGCCGCAAGCAAACTAAACTCCTGCTTCGTTAAAGGATCCGGTTTTACTTTCCCTTTGTGTAGTTTCTTGATCCCTTCAAAGGGTTTGCCACTGATAAAGCCAGACTTGTGTGCAAACCGAAGAAGAGAGCACAGAAGCGATATATAGTTGTTCACGGTACGCACAGTGCGTCCCTGTTTGTTACTTCTGGGATTTGCCAGGTAAAGTGTCTCACCGTTCAACAGCTCCTTTCTGTATTTCAGAATGTCGCTGTGGCGTATAGTTGAAACAGGCGTATCTCCGTTAATGATGTGCATTAACGTACCGAGTTGTGAGCGAGTCTTACGCATGGTATTCGCGCTAATTTCGGTTTCTTTAATGCTCGTCCACAGCTCACACAGCTCTGAAAAGGTTTGAACTGAAACAGTGGTTACGGTTTTTTTTGCTCTGGACGATGAAGGAAAGCGCTGATGGTAATCAAACTCTCCAAGGTTGATCTCACTAACGATCACAGCCCGAAGATTCCCGGCTTTTTTGATGTTCGCCGGGGTGTTAATCCAACCTTTGAGAATTTCGCGGCAACGCTTTCCCCGGTACATAAACCAGATACAAATCTTATTGTTTCTGATTTCGACACCTGTAGGCAAAGCTGCCATCTTACGCATCCCTTATTAACTGATTAATTCTCGGATAGTTATACCAGGTTGTGCCACGCAAGGTTTTTTCCCCAGAAGGCGATATCCGTTTAAAATGGACACCTTCTACCCAGCAGCCCTGGCGATACTTCTCAATCTGTCGTTGGGTCAGGCCTGTTTTTTCTGTGAGCCTGGCGCCAACAACCCATTCTTCGTTAAAAATTACCTGCGACATGGTTCACCTCAGGTAACCGGCATGAGTATAGATATGCCGGTCTTCAGTCGTTGATATTTCAGTTTCAGTTTGCCTGGCCGGGCAGGGAACGCAGTCGGCGCATGCCGGTCATTGCTGTGGCCACGTAGCTTGCCTTGCAGTTCACTACCTCGACCCAGACCTTCACGCCTTCCACTCTCACCGTATAGGTCTCTTTCATCTTGCTGCGCCCATAGTCACCATATCTTTGCTGGTGGGCTGCGAGCGCGATTTCACATGCCTGGCGAGCTAAAGGGGATTGCTTACTGCCTCGATTAATCAGTCGCATTTCTTCTCCTTGAGGGAGGGTTTCTCCTCCCGATCTCGTTAGTCCACGTATTCCGGTTTCATATCCGCCAGGGTGATGCTGAACTGATCGTGTAGTTCCTCTCCTAAATGGCGTTTCACAGATGCCAACACGCGTTCAGCTTCGCCAAAGCGTTCTGCCGCACCGGGTTCATCTGGAGATGGTAGGGAGTTGATTGCCGCTTCCACCTTGTTACGAGCATCAACCAGGTAATAACGCTTCACAGCTTTGTTCTTCAGTTCAGTGAACAGGGCAGAACCCAGCGTTACTTTCACGGTTTCAATATCTGCGCGCAGAGCTTTAGCGCTATCCACATCCTGAGCCGCCTCGATCCGGTCACGGAAATCATCAGCAAGTGCATCAATATTTTGAGCTGATTCCTGAGCCGTTTGAGTCATAGTGACGTTGTCACCTGAAATGTCTGCAAGGCTTACGTGCTGCGCCGGTGCTGGGTTTACCTCTCGTTCTTCACGGCGATCATCCAGTTCATCCGGGGTATAAACACCCAGAATCACATCCGGGCAGAACAGTCTCGCCCAGCGTTTGACAGCCAAATATGCCAACTGCTGGCGTGGGTCGTCAGCCCACAGGGTAGAGTTTCGGGTTCGGGCCTGAGCCAGCAGTAAATCAAGTTCTCTCGGCTGATCTTCACCTTTCAGAGTTGCGCGGATAATGATGCCGATCCCGGCTTCGTCAGCCAGGGTCCAGCCCGGGACGCGGTACTCGCCTTTATCGCCTTTACGGATGTGGAATTTTCCTACAACCTTTTCCCATGGACCGTACCACTCATAATCAAAACGACTGGCAAGCACGCCGCTGCGTGAAATGACGGCATTAACCAGTTGAGCTTCATACCCGAGCACACCGTTAATCAGGTGCGTCTTCTGCGCCACGGCAAAGGGATTCATCTGCCACTGTGCCGCTTGCATTGCTACCGCCATGCAGTCGGCCTGATTACCCTGTAAGTGTTTAGGAACAGTCGCGGTGCCTTGCGCCATGATCTGCGCGAACGTGCTGATGGCGTTCAGATACTGGGAATCGAACAAAGCCACGTTGGAGTTAATAACGGTGTTCTGGTCAGCAACGGAAACGTTTGTGTTATGCATAAATCCCCCTTAAGCCTGAGCGCGCAGCGCTTCGAGGCGGCGCAGGTCGAAGTCGTTCAGTTCATCGGTGTAATCGGTAGTGATCGGCGCTGGCCATTCGCCCGTGTCGAATTCGGTTGCTATGGCACGCATCGTTTTGCGGTACTCGAGCATGCCCAGTTCCAGCAGTTCGGTGGATGCCTCAATGATGGCGATCCAGTGGTAGTTCTCGTCTTTGTTGACGAATATCCAGAAGAACTGGTCCAGCCCCGCGGTCTCGCAATACATAGCTGCGCTGAGGTGGTAGTCCCGGTCAATGATTTCCCGGTGTAGCCTGGCGCGCAGACTTTCTTGCTTCACATTCCACATGCTGATGGTTTTCAGGTCAGCACCGATGCGCACGCCGTCCAGTTCAATCTCAAGGTCAGGGCGTACACGCACTTCTAAACCTGTTTCGTCGTCAAAGCCGAAGTAACTCACTTCAACGGCGCGGCTTGGATGTGTCAGCAGCATGCCGGCGGTCGGGTGCGCCAGGAGTGCAGATTGAATTGCCCGCGCTGTGGCCAGTTGCTGGCGGGTAACCAGAATCTTTTCGCCAGGGTTGTCGCGCCAGGCATCCAGCAGTTCGTCGGCGAATATGGCATCGGGCTTAACCGACTTAACTGCCTGGATCATGTCTGCTTTAGTGCCGGACACTTTCAGCGGCGTCGGTTTCTGCGCTTCCTGTGCGACCAAATCAGGATTGATGATCGCTAATTGCTCGAGTAGCGCATCACGGCTGCCGTTGGTTTTAACCGGCACGGGCAGGGTGGCGTTGTACTCTTTAATGCATGCCTTCATTGCCGTTGCTGTCTGTTTATGGCCTTCTTCAATACGCTGGTAGTCAGCTGGGAGAGCCATATAGCTTTGAGCCGTTTCTTCCAGGCTCGCGCCAAGCGGCACTGGAGCGGGAAGGGATGCGTTATGTTGTTCAAGCAACGCTTTAATCTCGTCAGCACTCAGCAGCGCCGGCAGGCTGGCGTTGTACGCGTCGATGAACTCGCGCAGGGTTGCGGTGGTGGTGAAAGCATCCTCCGGGATCTCCGGTTCTAAGCTGAACTCTGCTTCGAGGTTTTCCGGCTGCAATGCAAGGGCATGCACCAGGTTTCCCATGTCCAGCACTTTTGATGCTATGCGAGGGATAGTTTTAGCTACATGGCGCGCATTGAAGTACATCAGGCTGACGCGGGCATCTTTCACCTGAGTTGAGCTGATGCCGTTTGCTGCGTGATAAACATCATTCGGCAGACCTTCGTAGCGGCCAGGTTCGAAGTAGGCCGGGTATTCGATTACTGGCTCTGACTGTTGCTCTTCCGGCGCTATGGAATCTGTCTGCGTATTAGCTGCATAAGCGCCTTCGCCTGGTTGTACCGAATCAACATCTTCGTCTTTCTCTGGCTTAGCCGTTTCCATCTGCACATCGCTGGTGGTCTCCGCTGTGTATTTCGTGTTTTCGACTTCATTTGAGGAGGTATTGACGACCGGTTCGGTATTTCCACCCATCAGGCCATCGATGGAGAACACGCCGCTGCCGAGATTTTCAACCTGCGGTTGTTCAGCTGGGGCTCCAGTCTCAACTACAGGAGTAGGCAACGGCAGTAATTTCACAGCAGAGTTAAATTCAGCCGTCATGGTTTTATTCACAAACTCAAGATGAGCCGCTGGCGTGTGGTGGATGTTATCTGGCGCGATGCGGATCAAGTTGAAGATTGCCGCACGGTTAACCGCCAGTATGCCGGGCTGATTACGCAGGATGGCGCTCCAGGATTTCCATGGTTCTTCTTTCTTCGCCACGATTTCTTTGGCACGTCGTAACACGCTCGAAGGAATTTCGAAGTGGTGGAAGTCCATAGGCAGTAGGGCGCATGCGATCTCAAGATCGAGAGTGTCCAGAGTGTGATGCGCGCCTTCGCCGCGATCCGTTACATAGCCGCCGTCGGCATTGGTACCAGAATCGGTGCGCTGAACATTACTAATGCGGTTACCGGCTGCCCATTCGCGAACGAGAATGCCGCGGTCAATGTAATCAGTCGCCGCCCAGATTCTGGTGAATCGGAGAACCAAAGCGAGTTCGTGACGCTTCTCCTGGCTGAACACTTTGCGAATGGCGTCGGTGTAGCGCCACAGGTCTTTGGTATCGTAACCCTTCACCTCTTCGCAGTTTTCTGCCGCCAGCAGCAGGTTCTGGACATAGCTGTTGTCTGTGTCCATTTCCAGCGCGCTGATACCTTCGTATTCTTCGCGGGTCAAGTGGTGGCGCAGTTCGTCGGCGGTGAACTGAGCGAGTAGCTGCTTGCGAAATGGCATACGAACGACTGGATAACGTGTGGTTTCGTCATCATTCTCGTCAATCTGGATACCGTTATCAGGTTCCAGAAACTGATCGGTTGTAACACCGGTCTCGCTGGCGCTTTCTGATTTGAGAAGATTAAGCTTTCCGCTTCTCCACTCTTCAATTAACTGATTGCGATCGCTGGCATCTGCTCTCGCCCAGTCAGCCATGAATGCAGCGATAATTTCAGTTTCGTGCGCTTCATCTGGCGCGAATACCTGCTTAATCGCCTGAACCAGTTTCCACTCAGCGTTCAGGCTGAGTTCGGCAACTTCAGGGATGTCGTTTTTCGCCAGCAGCAGGTTCTGGAGATAGGTGTTGCCTTCATCCAGTGACATTTTGCTGGCAGCCAGCTGCTGCTCTTTACTGATGTATGACTGGTATTTGTCGTTGGTCAGGTGGACGGCAAAACGGACCGCTGGAGTGCGGTTTTCAAGCGGGACACTCTCGACGGAATTTTCGACATTAACGGACGTTTCCGATGCCGCGGTGTTGTCCATGGCTCCAGTAGACTCAGCACCAGCCTTTGGCAGCCAGGTGCGTCCATCGTCCTGCAGTTTGTAACGTTTGCACCAGGTGTAATCCACGGTGCTTTCTTTCGGGAGGTCGTTATACACCGGGAAATCGGTGCGAACCGGTTTGGCGTAATCCTTACCGCGTCCGGTTTCAATACCGGCATCTTCGAGCTCAACATCGAGCTGCAGGTTGGCACGGGCTTCTGATTTCGCAGTGAACCAAATCACTGCGTCTTCTTTGCCGGATTTCTGCGTAGCCTTAACTACATAGAAAAATTCCATGTGAGATCCTCTTTTTTGGATGTAAGATCCCCGGGCCAGAGAAAGCGCCCATTGGGTGAACTTTGGTTTTTTAAGTAGTTTTCCGGTGTAACTTTGGTCGGGAGCACCGGACGTACGGGCCGCCTTGCGCGGCTTTTACGTTATGCCTCGTGGGCCATCTGGTCGTACGAAGCACAACGTTCAGAGCAGTATTCTTTTTCTTTGCGCGCCAGCTGTGCGCCGTTGCAATAGAGAAGGGTACTTTTGACTACTTTCGCCGGTTCAACCGGCTTGCCGCAGTACCCGCATTTCGTTGAGTTACACATCTGGATTCCCCTTTTGCGCCAGCAGGTAGCACAGGCGGCGAAGAATCACCTCGAAGAAGTTCAGCTTTACAGCCTGCTGCCGTCCTGGTTTGCGTGCGAAATCAATCATTCTCACCCTCGTTTGCCTTATCGCCGGCCAGCGGAACGTTTACACCTGATGCGCGTTAATCTCTCCACCTCATCCGAATATTCGTATGCCATCGGCGGCTACTTCGTGGGCGTCCTGCCTTGGTGGAACGTGATGCGTCTTGTTGAGTTAGATTAAACACAAAGTTTAAGTTGCAGTCAACAAAATGAGTAATTTTAAATAAACAAAATGTTTATATGATGCTTATGGAGAGTGAAATTTTGTTCTTTGGAGGCAAAAAATTCGACGAAATGGTACAGGCAGGAAGCCCGGGGAATGGACGCTTAGTACAAGGGATGTGCTAGTTATTCGAGGCGCATAAAAAAAGGCCACTTTATGGCCATTTCTTATAGTAGATCTTTACGAATCATTGCTGAAAGGATTACTCAATCATCCTGCGAACGAATCCGGCCTTTCATATACTTATCATATAGTTCGTCCAGCTCTTTCAGGCGAAGCGCGAAGATGCGAAGCATGTTCTGTTGCTCTTCTTCGGGAAGCTGACGGTAAAGTTCCAACAGGCGTTGTTCGTCCGGCTTCAGTCCATCTTTCTCGCCAACATCTTGGCCAAGCAGCCACTCAAGGCTCACCCCAAGCGCATCCGCCAGCTTAATCGCTGAGCTTTTACCAATCGTCCCGCGTACGAACCAGTTATTGACCGATTGAGCACTGACGCCACAAATACGGGCCATGTCTGATTTGGTCAACTTCTTGAGCTCAAGAACCTCGTTAAGCCGCTGAACTTGTGGGTGGTTAATCTGATGAGTTTTTTCTTTCATGGACGAATTCTAAACCAAATGTTTATTAGCGCAATATTCAAAATGTTGACATAAACATAAACAAAATGTTTAATTGCGTTGTTGTTACAGGAGCTATTTATGAAAGCAATTGATAAAGCAATTACTAAAGCAGGAACTGCTACGCGCTTAGCCCAACTGCTAACCGTAAGCGCCATGACTGTTAGTCATTGGCGAAATCGATATCAGGGCGTCGTCCCGGCAGATCGAGTTTTGCAAATTTATGGGGTTACCGGCGTAACTCCGCACGAGTTGCGCCCAGATCTCTACCCAAACCCAACAGACGGTTTACCTAAACAGGAGCCTTAACTATGCAAACTGTTTCATTTCAACAGAGTAGCAGAGCATCCTCTAATCCACTGATATTCCCGTGTCATCAAAGTGAACCGGCAGAGCAGGAAATTGATCACCGCGATATTTGTAATGCAGTCCGGGCGTGGGCAGCGGCAGAAGGGCGCGTAGCTGTTGCGCTTCAAATTCAAGAAGCAGCGGAAGAACTTCAAGTTGTTGGCGTGGATTTTTCAGGCCATGCCGATGTCTGGAACGTGAAGCTGTTCCGCTGGCTCGACAACAAAGAAGACTCCGCATCGTACCGGAGAAACGTCGAACAGCTGGTGCCCGCGATCATGTCTGTATTACCGATTCGGTATCGCGACCGTGTCGTAAAGAACGACACTTTCGCGTATCGCATGGCCAGACTGGAAAAAGAGGTGAGTGAGGCGAAGCAAGCTCTGATGCTCGATGCACCGAAGAAGGAAAAACTGAAGGAGTTAGGCGAGGGGATTTTCGAAATGTTCAGAGTCGATCCGGACCTTACGGCGCCGCTGTTGGCGATGGTCACAACCATGTTGGGGGCAATGTGAAGACTTCAGAAAAGGCGAAAGCCGCGGTGCTCGAACACCAACGGCTTTCAGGTGCAAAAACGGAGTGTAATTGCGGAGCTAAGTATGTCAAACACAGCTGAAATTATCAATTTCCCCCATAGAAACGAACAACCGGGAGGTCGTATGGCCGACCTGTCGAACGGGTATACCAAGGTCGCTAACGAGATCCAACAGCTCAAGCCTCGTCTGAGAATGTCAGGCCGGGAGTGGCAATGTTTTGAAGCGGTGATCTGGCTTACCTACGGCTGGAACAAGAAGCAGGACCGCGTGACGAACACGGTGATTGCCGAGCTTACAGGGCTGAGTGATTCGCATGTTTCTGATGCGCTCAAATCACTCGCAGAACGTAAAATTATCTTCAGTCAGAAGCAGGGCGTGATGAAAACGGTCGGTATAAATACTGACCTTTCAGCCTGGATTTTAGACAAACCGAAAACGGGAAAAACCTTCCCGAAAACGGGAAAAGTGTTACCGAAAACGGGAAAAATCTTCCCGGAAACGGTAGACACCCAAGACTATAACAAGAACAATATTAAAAGATCCTCGTCTCGGAATTCTGACGAATCCCGAAACCAGAAAACTCAAAAGTTTCTCTCACGCCATCCAGAAGCTGCCGCCGGGATATACACCCCGGCAGGTAAATCATGGGGATCCGCTGACGACCTCAAGGCCGCTCGCTGGATTTACGACAGGCTTCTTACCGTCAACGCATCGCTATCTGAACCCAACTGGGCTGAATGGGCAAACACCATCAGGCTGATGCGTGTCCAGGACAATCGGACTCACTACGAAATCTGTGATTTGTTCCAGTGGGCTAACCGGGACGAGTTCTGGAAAGACAACATCCTGAGCCCCTCAAGTCTGCGAAAGCAGTGGGATCAGCTCACCACCAAACGGCTGCGTGCAACCGGAGCGGTAAAACCTTCCCGGGGCAGCATCGATCTGCATAACACCGACTGGATTGACGGGGTGCTGGAATGAAAAACCTAGCCGAGAGCATTCGCAATTTTGACCGGGAACAGGTTCGCCGCGTGGCGCACAACATGCCTGAGCAGTACACCGAACGCGAACAAACGCAGCAGGTGGCGCAGATTATCAACGGGTTATTCGTTCAGCTGGCGGCCGCGTTTCCGGCAAGCCTGGTTAATCGCAGCCAGGAAGACGTGAACGAGATTCGCCGGCAATGGGTGCTGGCGTTCAAAGAAAACGGGATAACCACAATGGAGCAGGTTGAAGCAGGCATGCGCATGGTGCGTCGCCAGGAGCGTCCATTCCTGCCGTCACCTGGCCAGTTCATCAAGTGGTGCAGGGAAGGGCGCTGCGTGCTGGGGGTCACCACCGCAGACGTGATGGCTGAATACTGGAAGTGGCGCAAGCTGGTGTTTCGGTACCCGAGCAGTGAGCAGTACCCCTGGCCGAAGCCGGTTTATTACCACATTTGCCTCGAGCTGCGGCGTCGCGGAACTGATGGCCAACTCAGTCACAAAGAGCTTGAGCGTGAGGCCGGTGATATTCTTGATAGGTGGGAAAAGCGGGTGCTAGCCGGGAAGCCGATTCCGCCTATTCGTCGGGCGTTGGCTGCGCCAGTTGCTCCGAAAGGGCCGACACCGGCGGAGCTTTTGAAAGCTAAATATCAACGGATGAAAGCAGATGGCAGGGCATAG